TAGCTCGTTGGGCCGGGAATGGTAAGCTTCTTACCACCGGAGGCACCTGAGGTAAACACGAGAAAGGTGGAGTTCGCTCCACCCCCTCTAAGCACTACGTTGCTCTTATTTGCGGTGACTTGGGAGCTTAGGTTAAAGGTTCCGTTACCAAGCAAGACATACTGATTGGACCCACAGGTGGAGATAGCAGTGTTAATAGTTGCGGCGGTGCCAGTATAAGGAGCTATCGTGGAACCACATTGTGTCCACGTTGCAGACGGAATACCGCCCGTAACGCCAGCTGTTGTCCAATCGTAGGCGCGTGTCGGTGCAAGCACGCCAGCCGATAGTAATGTGGCATCGCCACAAGCAATCTCGCTAGTAGCACCCTCTTTCGTAATTACGTTGTCCCAACCGATTGCGTTGCCGCCGCCTGAAGGCTCGGACTCGGCGCCGGAGATTCCAAAGCTTGCAAGCCCAGGATTGGTCGTTGGGTGGGCGGTGGACACTTGCTGCGTTCCGATAACGTTACAGGACGCGTCATAAACGGTCATCGTGAACGCGGAACCCACCTTATAGAGCATCGAAACAAATACAGGTTGATTTCCGTGATAAGTAACGCCAGCCGTTGTGAAGTTTACGCCGTTTCCTTTAGTCTCCAGCTTAAGTAGACCGTTTATGTGTAGCAGATTCGCGTAATCTACGCCGCCGCCGTTGATGATTAGAGAGTTCGATTCCTGTTGGCTGGTGTTCCCAGTCGAGTCGAAATTCGCGTTAAACATAAACGCCATCGCCAGGCTAGTCGTGGAGGTGAATCCGGTGTAGGAGCAGCCTGGGAAAGGTCCGGCGGAACGAAGTGTATACTTGACACCGGTTGTTCCTCCGCCCGGATACTTCGTTCCTGCGGCCGCTTGTAACCCGGGGAATGGCATCTGGAACGACTGCGAGTGCACAAAGTCGCTGCCACCATTGGCGCAACTGCTCCACGTTCCAGTTCCCGTCCCATTTACGCCAAGCGCAAGCGTAGCCGTTGTGGGTTGCGTACCGTCAACGGCTCCGTCGAGGGTTTGGAAACCGTCCTGCGCCACGCACGCCGTTGCGCACAACAGTAGTGTGACTAGCGTTACCCCAAACTTAGACACTACTGCACCCTCACGACAGTTGCATCAAGTTGGTAAGTCCCTGTTCCAACACCGCAGGCTGTGTAGCCAGTTGCGTACTGCACGATGGTGCCATTCGTTGAGATGTTGAAATCGCCGCTACCCCACGCCGCGGCCAGCGTAGTTTGGAAGTGGAAGGTTTGCGATACGGCGTTTATCGTGGAAGCATCGTCAAAACCAACCGATACGGCTGAATGCGTCGTGCCATTCGTATCCGTCCACGTCAGGAGGAATGTTACGCCGCCTGTTCCAGGGGTCGCACAAGCGGTGCCCGTCTCGATAAAAGCAAAGTGCACGTGGTACTGACCTGCGGTGGCACAGGCCCCCGCGCTAGCGACGCAAAGGGTAGCCGTTGAAATCGCAGCAGTTTGAGCCGTCCGGTGAATCGCCGCAGACTGCACCGGCAAGGATGCCGCGACAAACGCATCCGTGGCCACGTCCGACGAACTATCTCCAACCGCCTGCGTGGTGGCCGTAGTGCCATTTGCCAACGCGCCCGCCGCGATATTTGGGTATCCGATGGCACACGTCGAGCCAAGTGTGCAAGTCTGGGAGTTGACGGTAGTGGAGGGGTTAGCCAAATTCGCGTTAGGAATCCCCGTAGGAAGGTCGGCTATGCTGATGACGCTGAACGTCGCCGTACCCGTCGACCCAGAGGAGTTTCCCCAGTATTTGTGGGCGAGCGTTGTGGTGCAAGGAACTAACGTAACCGCGCCCGTCGAAGCTACGTTACAAAAGAGTCCTGTATCACCAGTTAAACTGTTAACACCTGCAACGGCGCCAATGGCAATACGAATAAGCCATAAGCCCGTGGCGTTTTGCGAAATCGTGGCATACTGCCCACTAACCAGCGTGAAGGAGGTTTGTGCGTCTAGCGCCGTCGAACCATTCACAACCGTCAACGTGTCCGCCGACGTGCGCGTGAATGTGAGAGTTCCGGCGCCATCATTAAACACCGTGGTGACTAAACCCTGGCACCCCGCAGCCGAGGAGAGCGGAATTGTGACGGCGCTAGCGCCGCTCTGAAAACGCAAACTGTGCGTTCGGTCGACCAGCGCGGTACCTGAATCGCAAGCGAGTGTGTAAGGTGTGGTTGTAACCGGTGAATTAGCGCTATCCGTTAGGCTTGGCGATGTGAAGACAGGTGCGGCGCCGTTTTGCGCCGTAGGGATTTGCCCCGATACATTACTGCAAACACTTCCGAGACTACTAGTTGTGGCCCAATCGGTTAGGCAGTTTTGAGTGCCCGTGCCTACTCCGCTGCCGCTTCCGCCAATACCCGTTGCGTAGCAGTCAGTGCCGTCGCAAAATACGTGTAAGCCAAGATTGTTCGATATGACGAAGGGCCCGGTAGCACCATTTACATGGAGCGTTCCGGTGCTAGTAGTTAAGGTAACGATTCCGCCTGAGTTGTTAAATACGTCCCACACCTGACCGGGAAGCGATGGGCTGGCGGTAACGGTTGTGCCAGCGCCTGTTTCGATGACTATTCCCTCGGAGCCAGTTAGGGTGTGATTTGTGGAGTAAGTTGCCGCTGCGACGTTCAATGCGGGGAGTAGGCAGCCAGTATATCTGTTGGTAAGACTTGCGTTCGCTTGTCCATTGCATATAGTTACGTCGTGGTTGACGCCAAGCACATTTCCACCGCTAGAATAAAAAGGCTTATCCGTAATGATAGAGATTCCAGCGTTCCAAGGCTGACCGCTGATGATTGGAGCGTTCGATTGCCCGGAATTTATTCCGTTGATGTATAATGGTGCGCCGATAGTTCCGCATATCGAGGCGTTCACAATCATTGGGTCTACACCGGAGTCGTTGACGAAGTGCGCGACCTGGGTAACACCACCACGATTTCCGCAACTAGTGTTAGCGAGCACAAGAAGAGGTGTAATCGGACCTTGCACTTCTTCACCCATATGGAAGGTGTTGGTAAAATTGGTTGCGGTGTTTGCGGCGTTCGCTTCGATATAGAATCCCCGGTGAAGGCCGGTGAAGTAATCGAAGTACCACTGTTGTCCGTTCTTACTAATAAACGCCGGAGTATCAGTGGAGCCTGAGACTTGCGCAGGACCGGTGGTCAGTGTGAAGTTACGGAATACGCCGCCAAACTGCCCTGTTCCTGAGTCGTCGTTGTAGTAGTAGTACGGAATCCCCATGTAGTCGGTTGAGCCGCCATCAGTCGTGATTGCTAAGTTGTCAGCGCGAGTTGCTGCGCCTGAACTGTCGAACACACCCAATGTGCCGGGACCGGTAGTTAGCAAGCGGAAATTGGTGAATGTGGTTCCCTTGCGCCAGATACACGGATTTGCACCGCGACATTGAGCCGTAATTTGCGCTTGGATACCATTTGAGGGAGTTGACATTCTTACAGCGCTAGCTTCGGTGGTTCCATTCAACGCTCCACCGACATACTCAACAGTGTCTCCGAAGCATGGAGCGGCTCCAAAATTCACTACCGTATTCAAGATGAGATAGGAGCTTGTCACATAGCAAAAAGCTCCTGTCCCAGTGTTCTCAACGGGTGGGGGAAGGTGAAGCGCCCCACCGCCCCCAGTCGTGAATACGTTAGAGGCTGCCTGTGCTGCTAAAAGCGCGGCGTCTATTCCAAACCGTATTGGGGCAGCCGTGGTGCTGTTCGTGGCGACTGGGTTTACGGTGAAGGTCGTCCCCACGATATTCGTGATAGAGCCAATCAGCATATCGTTGACGTTCGTTGCTGGGGGTGTCGCAGGCGCGTACCACGGGATGCCAGAACCAGGTGTCAAGGCCGGTGTCATCGTCGTACCGTAGTCATCCCATGTGCCATACGTCGGGTCGGCGGCGCTGTTGTTGAATCCAGTGAGCGGATAGCTAATGTAGACAGGAGAATAGTTCGCAGCATTGGCGGGGAGAGCGCATGACGCTCCGATACAACGGTAAACTATCTCCTTGACCATGTTCGTTCCCGCCGGTAGCGCCGGAAGTACGATATGGTTCCCAACGTAGTAGTGGAAGGTTCCACCAGTGGCGGTTGTGCTGGACATCCAGTACGCGCTACTGAGGCCGCTCTGGTAGGTGAAGTGCGTCCCGTCCGTAACGGTGATTGATTCGCGTCCGCTAAATTCCTGATTGTCGGTGGTGCCGTCAATCTTCCCATAGGTTCCCGTAGCCAAGTTAGCTGTCGTGCCAACTGTGGCCGTGACCGTTCCAAGTACGTTGGTTTGGCTGGTAATCGCGAGCGAGTTCGCCCCCATCGCGTTGCTAGCGTTGGCGACCGTGGTAATGGGAGACGCGGCGGTGTAGCATCCACCTTTACTGAGAGCAATTGTAACGTAACTCATCGACGTAGAACCGGTTGCGCCGGGAACTGTATTGCCCGTTCCCGTAGGCCCCGAGGCGAGAGACGGCGTCACCGTGGGAGCTAGCGGGGCCGTGCCGCAATTCGTACCACCGCCGCCGACGAGCGCAAATCCGTCATTCAGGATAAAGCCAGGATTACTTGCAACTACGAGTGAACCTAAACCGCCGGTGATTGTCCCCGTCGTCTGCGGAATACCCCCAGTATTCACGACTCGAGCGTTAAAGGGCGACACCGTTATGTCTACGCCTAGGTTGGGCCCGCGAAAGTGCGGGTCGTCCGTGCAGTTTAGCGTAGTGCCGTTTTCAAGGCAATTAGCTGGGCCAAAGGCACCACCGCTGTTTTTCTGGAATGAACCGCTGGGTCCGCTTGGTGTGCCGCCTCCACCCCCGGCCGCCTCGGCGTTCCACACGTTATTTGTACACTTGTACTCAACGACTGGCACTTCATCCGTCGAGGTAAAGTAGTCGCCATTCGCACAAGTAGTGGGGCGTGTGGAAAAGGGGCCTTCCGTAATGCGGCCGGTTTTGGAAGTTTGGGCAAACGCAGCTGGAGCCACAAGAAGTGCCAGCGCTAGAACAAGTTTTTTAAAAAGCATTATAACCCCGACATGAAACTGCAAATAATATAAGTGGCTGTATTTTGTGGAAGTCCGTCATAGGTGTAGACTGCCGATGAGGTTCCGGGAACCACTGAAATATCCGAAACGTCGCCCGTTCCTCCAATCACATTGGAGACAATTCTGGGCACCGTAGCCTGGATAGCTGGATATGTGAACGTAATTGTAGGCTGCGAGGTGGGCGTAGTCCCAGCGGTTACCAACACTGAGAAGGCTACTTGCGTGCCTATGATTGAACTAATCGTGGCTCCCGTGCCCCAACCGCCAAGGGAGAAATTTAAGGAGCTTAATCCCGGACCAACAACATCGGCAATCTCCTCAGCTGCTAGCGTATAAGTGGCGATGAGGCTCCCGGAGATTGTTAGGTCGTAACGTCCTGCGGCTACATAAAATCCGAAGCGTCCAAACGTATCGGTTGTCGTAGGGTTGGGCGTAGTGGTAACACCTTCGTCCCCATAAAGAGTGGCCAGAGCGCCCAACCCAGGAGGAATAGACGCTAGCCGGACTGTAACTGAGGCGCCCGGAACTGCGACGCCCGTGGAGGTTATGACTGAGTTGTTATAACGTCTCATTGGATTTGTGTTAGAACTGGAAGAAAGGTGTACGAAGGGGCGGGACTACATCCTGTACCAGCTGTGTATGTAGTGGAAAATTGGACCGTTGTATTGGCTTTTACGTTAATCACAAAGGTCATAAAAGCGCTACTTGAACCTAAAAATCCGTTCCCGTTAAGTGCCAGCGGTACGTTGAAAGTAAATCCACCGACTCCATCAAAACCAAAAAGGGAAAAGTTTACCACTATGCCGGTAACAGCATCCGTGTAAGTAACGATTGGGTGCAGAATTGTGGTTCCTGTACAGCTACTCCCAGCAGTTGTTACAGTTGCAAGGGCTGAAACTAAATATTTATTGCCGTTTGGGCCAGCCGTAGCCATTGTGGTAGCGCCAATACTTGTAGCAAGCGAAGCGGAGGGTGTGCTATAAACAAGCACACCCGAAACTGGTTGGGCATCTTTCGCCGCTATAAACTCTAGAAAGTCCGTAATTTCTTCAGCAGCTACTGTGTAGGTAACCAAACCGGGCCCAGTAATTACTAGGTCATACTTACCGTACGGCGCGTAAAACCCGAAACGCCCAAAACCGTCAGTCGTTACAAGCGAATTTGGAAGGACTGTGATTCCGTCATCACTATAGATTGTGGCGAGAGCGCCAGAGCCTGGGGGCGCTGCGGCCGTATGCACAACGACTGCCGCACCTGGAATGGCGGCCCCCGCTGCGTTTTGCACTACGTTGTTATAGCGTCTCATTGAAGCTTATCCGCTCCCGGGGCTCCCTGCAATTTTTCGTAAGTACGTAGCCCACCAAGACCAAGCATGGGAATAAGCAACCCGGTAATAAGAGTTGCGGTATCGAGTATTGGAAGGGGTGCGATAGGTGGGTGATGAGTAGCAATTAGCACGAAGGCTAAAAACGGCTTTAGAACGAACTCCCACGCTAGCGCAGCAGCGCAGGTCCACATCACCGCTGGTCGCGGTCCGGCAACCCAAAAGCTAGTGCTAGCAGCTTCGATTTTGTTGGCATCTAATTGACCTTGCATGGCCGCAACATCAGCCGCTAACTGCGCTTTTTCTAGGTCGATATTCTCCTCAGTAAGTTGCGCCTGAAGTTGGGCCTTCAATTCAGGGGAGAGTTTTACCATCCCAAGGATTTTCGCGGCACCATCTATGATAGTTGCCGCAGGTGATAGCGGGTTAGCTGCTCCAGCTACCGAGCCGAACACGCCGCCGAAGAATTTTCCAATATCTGCCATAGTAGCCCCTACGGAAAGGTCGTACCTTTCTTAACCTGAACGTGAATGTGCTCGTTGTCGACGCCTGGGTCTTCTAAGAACGCAAAAAAAGCGTCACCTAGAATTTTCTGAATAGAGAATAGCACCGCCGCCTTAGTAACGTCGATGTCGTGGGTGCGCACATCGTAGGCCTCTCCGCGGTGGTGTGGGTCATTCGGGCCGGAGTGCGCCCCGTCACACGCACTCGTAATCGTTAGGTCGACGTTAAGCTTCTGCGCGGTGTCGTCGATTGCCCCTAAAATGCGGAAGCCTCCCGGAGCAATCTTCGTGAACAAAACGCCGTCTTTTGTGTGAACGACGCCCATTACGGTAGGATTGGAACCCGCGACTCAAGAATCGCCTTGACGTCCTTCGTCGGGTTCATTAGGCGCAGGTTATACGCGGTCCATACTCTAAGGCGCTCTTCAAGCGCGTCCGCCACATCTGGGTGGACGAGGTGCACACCCGGCGGGTAATCGGGCTGCGAACCGGTCCCGTTGAGCCAGATACCCTTAAACACATAGTCATACGTATCGCGGTCCGGAATAGTGACGTAGCGCCAACCGGCTTCGAGCTTCGCTTCTTTGGTTTCAGGTTTTACAACCGGGGCCACTTTGGGCTCTGAGACTGCTTTGAGGACTTCGGGCATTAGATTACTCCTTGAGACTTCTCCGGCTCATACAGCGTGATGCGGCCGTTTTGCACTTTTAGTGCTAGAATTCCACTTGGGTCTACGCTCTTAGACGCCTCTAGTTTGCTTGCGTCCCGCGCGGTGCCCTCAACCTTGCAGCGAATCCACTCGATAATTTTGGAGTGCGTGACGGCTATGATGGGGCTAAAGCGCTTAGATTGGGCTACGATGAACCGAAGGGCGTCTCCGGCGCGCTTTTCGAACTCGCCATAAGGCTCGCCACCCGGTACGCGCTTACGAGGATTCTCAATGTAGAAGTGAACATCGTCGCGAACTTCCTCAGACTTCTCGCCAATCAGCTCGCCCATGTCCCAGTCGCGTAGGAGCCTCGTAGACTCGACTTCGACGAATAGTTGATTTGCCAAAATCTCCGCTGTTTGTTCGGCGCGGCTAAGGTCACTGCAAAAAATCTTCTTGATACCTAGGGGTTTCAACTGACGGGCCGTAGCCAGCGTTTGACGACGGCCCGCTTCGCTGATGTCCACATCCGCAATAGAGCGGATACGGTCTTCGGAGTTTAAGTCCGTTAGTGCGTGACGGACGAGCAACACCAGCGGCAACTGAAGTTGCTCGTTCATCGGTTAGTTGTTGAGGCTGTTCGCGCCAGCAGTGCGGACGCGGCGAATCCAGGTCTGGTTCGTGATAATCGCCTTGAACGCGAACTTCCAGCCCATCTTGCGATTTTGCTGCAAGGGGTCGGACTGTCCGCCAGGGGCGATTACGTAGACCCTGAGGTTCTGCAAGTCCGAAATCTGGTACGCGAAGCGTCCCAGCGCGAACGAGCTATACACCAGGTTGGACGCACCCACGGTAGACTGTGAGGTTGCGGCGAACGCAGGCGCATTGGAGCGGACGATACGGAATCCGCCGAGGCGGCCCATTTCGCCATTCCAGATGGCTTCCGGCTGATTGAACTGGTGAGAAGCCTTGAAGTCCGGGTCCTTTAGGAGGCTGGCGTAGGGTTGCGGAGACGTCAGGAAGACGTACTCCCCGCCCTCAAAGGGGCGCGAACCGTTGGAGTTCAGCGCGGCATCGAGCGCTACCAAGTCTGCGTAGCCCGGGACATCGCTCTGAGCGAGGTTGACGTCGCCCGCTTTGCCGTTCGGCCGGTACTGATTGACCGCGGCGTCGAGGACGTTGTAAATGAGCTGGTCATAGATTTCAGCCGCCTGCAAACCGAGCACGTAAATAGTGCGCTCGATAATGTTGTGGCGGGCAGTCAGTTCGGCAAGGTCGGAAATACGCACGACAGTACCGTACTGCTCCATGATAGCTTCGAACTGGTTAGTGGTGATACCAACTGCATCCGGGGGAACGCCCTGGGTGAGCTGGGTGGGGGCAGCGGCGACAGCGAGTTTCTCTTCGCGAACGAACCGAATCGTCAACGAACTATTGGCAGGGAGGGGAATCTTTTCCCCGAACTGGTCAGTAATCGTATTGAGTTCAGCAACTTCGAGAAGACGAGCACTCATGAACGTAATCAGTTCCGCGGCGGTGTTACCCGCAGCGCCAACTGTACCGCTCGTGACGGTAATTACGTCTGCGCCCAACCCCAGAGCAACCAAAAATAGGTTGCTAATTCTGGTCAAAAGAGACATCTTATCCTCTTAGAGGATTCACCTCTGGTGAATCCTAGAGACCGATGTCACCCCAACGTTGCTCCATAGAAGCCCCCCTCTCCTGCTTGAAGCGCTCGATAAACTCTTTGCGGGCAGTTCGGTCACTTAGAATCTGCTCACGAGTCAACTGGGCGCCCCGTTGCGGCATCCCCGTAGGGACTGGCGTAGGAGTAGAACTTTGAAGCGTCGGTCTGGTTGGCACAACTGGAGCTACACTACTACGCGCCGCGTCAGTCATCACCTGATTAATCCGGCTTGGGTCACCCGCATAGGCGCGATAGGCTAAACGGTAGAATTCCGTTAGCTGCCCCGCTGCGCGTGGGTCGGATTTCGCTGTCTGGATGGCCGAGGCGAGTGCCGGGAACTGCTCCAACGTTCGCGTGTACTCGGGGCCATGCAGCCAACTAGAGAAGTCTTTTGCTTCTCCGGAGACTGATGCGATTGCTTGCTGCTCGTAGACGCCCGTAAGGGCGGGGGCGAACTGGCTCAGGACAGCCGTTTGAAGCTCCGCGAGCGAATCAATGTAGGCCTCTTCGTTACCGGCTTGCGCTGCTTCGGCGAGCCGTTTGAACATGGCCTTCTTGTATTGGCTTGGAGTCTGCTCAGTCTGCGTTGTCGTCGACTGAACTGGATGCTGGGCCTTAAGTTGCGCCACCTCAGCTTTGAGGCGTTCTACAGTGCGGTCCTTCTCTTCTGTTCCCCGGGCCGCTTCCTCGGCAGTCTTATAACTCGTAGTGCCTGTCTTGAGGAAGAACTCTTCGTGCGTTTGTGGCGCAGTCGGAGTGGCCGTTGCTGGCGATTGTGACGCAAGCTCCGGATTTGGGAACAGCTCGTCTAGACTCAGTCCACCGTCCGGAGGGTTCCAGTCGGCGTTCTGATTCGGGTCGTTACTCATTCGGTGCTACCTCTCGGGCTTGTGGCCCCACTTCTCCGGGAGTTGTCGCCCGGGAGCCTACGCCGACCACATCAAGTTGGGAGCGTAGTTGCTCAAAAGCTTCGCGCTCATACGCGGTTGCGTTGCGCGGTTTGGGTTGCTGCGTCAACTTGACGGCCTCGTCAAGTTGAACCTGGAGCCAATTACACCAGTTGGCCCCCGACTGGAGGAACTCGAAGTCCTTAAGTTCCTTTTGGCGCTGCGTCTCAAGCGCATGCTTCAGCGCTGCGCGCTGCACCCGGAGCTTCGCCAGTAGGTACTGGAAACCCGGGTGACTCTGCAAGCTCACGACGCTCGCAGCGGATGCGCTATCTAGCGGCGGTAGCGCGGTTTTTTCGATTTCTAAGACAAGAAACTCAGCCTTTTTTGCGGCCACTATCCCCTCCAAATTTTACCCAAACTGGTTGGTTGGGCACTAAATACATTACCTCGCCATGCGAACGAAGAATAAGCCAGTCTTTATCAACCTGGTCGGGCTCTTTTAAAACCCAGCCCTCACGGTGTAAATCGTCGTCTGGAAACGCTACGCTATTCGCCACTTAATCCCCCCAAGCCCATGCCGTTAGCGCCCATGAGCTGACCTACAGACTTTGCTAGATTCTTCGTTCCGATTCCGGGAATTTTGCCCTCTTGCTGGATGCCGCGCGGACGGCCTACTTTACCATCTTTGCCCTTTGTGGGCGTCATACGCGCCTTCTGCACAGCGAGCTGAGATTTGCTCTCGTGCTGGAGTAGCGCTTCCAAAATCATCATAGCAATCTGCTGTTGCATTTGCTGCTGTTGTTCAATCGCTACCTGTTGGTCGGTCTTTATGATGCGGTTTATGTTGCGGATTTCGAAAACTTTCGCAATCTCTCTAAGGCCTTCGCCTTGGTTCCAGTAAGGCGTTTGCGCCGCCCAATTCGCAAAAGCAAGGAAATTTCTCTGCCGAACAACCTTATTCGTGGCGTAATTCGCAGCAACAAGGTCGAAGCTAAAGTTTCCAATCAAATCCTCCGGGTGAATAACCGGCCACTTCTCGATGCCGACGGGCGCATCCGTGATGCGCACTTCCTCCTCATTTGTGAGGAACTGCTGAATCATCGAAGCGCACATCTCAAGGAGGGGCTGGAGAATCTCCAGCTCATAGTTGCGGATGAACATCTTAAAGCGGAAGTTCGCTTCATTGATTACACTAGCGATGCCAGTCGCTGTGCGGTTGTTCGTTGGGTCGCCCGCTCCACGCCCGTAGAAGTCGTCGATTCCGCTCGTCAGCCCAATCATATCCTTGTAAACGCTCAGGATACCATAGTCGCCCTTTTGTGGGGTGAAGAACGGCAGCGGCGCGATAACCTCGTTTGGGTTGCCCGAGACCCCGACTTTGCCACCGGGGACGTTAAACATATTCAACGCTGCGTGGTCAATGTCGGCGTTCGTGTCATACGCATACCGGCGATTGATTCCGAGGTTCCAGTTATCGGCAATCATGTTGACGAACCGGTTTAGCGACTCCGTCAAGTCGGAGATAATCTCGATACTTCCTAGCCCGTAGACCTCATTTGGGAGCTTGATATAGCTCGTGTGCAAAATCGGGCACTTGCGGTGCATAAACGGGTTTTCCCCGTGGTAGAGCAAGATTGCCTGCCCACCGTACATGCGCCGCTTATAACCGCTATAGGATGCTTGCCGAAACGATGCCCGGAGGTCCTTCCAGCTAATGGCTTCGCGGTCATTCCCGAAGGTCTGAATCGTAACTGTGTTGTCCGTTTCGTTCCATAGTTCCGCTATACGGAGAATCACCGAATCTGCATCAGCTTCCCCCTGAATCGCCTCCTGAATGTCTTGGATGCCCTTATCTAGGTAGAGCGGTTTAAGGGTGCCTGTCGGGTCGTTCTGCGCAGCCATAGTCGAAAGTTGCTGCTCGCGCTTCAGTTGGCCCCAAGTTTTCTCGACGATATGCGCCGTTAGGCTGCCATCCGGGTCGTTGAGCATATCGTAGACATCAATAGGTGTGAACTTCGGGCGCATCCGCGGGATAATCTTAGGTTGCGGCTGGAAGCCACGAATAACTGGCGCCCCCATCGGGTCCGTCAGAACTTGCATCTGCGGCTTGCCATCTGGGCCTTTGACGGTTTCGACGGCGCCAGTCTGCGGGTTCTGCTGTTGCACCGGTACCATTACGGGGACCGGTCCTGGCTCTACCGCAATATCGTAGTCCCAGTCCCAATCAACCTTAAGGCCCGCGTGACCGTAAATAGCAAGATTCCTAATGTGGTCTTCGATGGCATGCGTAACGTGCGAAACGTGAAGTTTATATCCTAAAACCGCCTGCATACACTCGGCTGCGGGTTCGTCCTGCGCAGTACGCCCCGAACACTCAAACCAAGGGTCGAAGCTAAAGAACGCATCGCTGACGCGGCTAACAATCTGTTCGACGTTCGAAAGCGGATAGGGAACGAATGTGTTTGACCGAGGCGTAAAATTATCCGGAAAGGTCTTCCGGTCCTGCTGGCCGATGTACTGACGATAGAAGAATGCCCGGCGCTGGTCGTACTGGCGCCGGAAGAATAGCATACGCTCTAGATGGGCGTTTGAGCGATAAAGGGCGTCCGTTAGGGGGTCGCCCGTCATAGTGGGCCCGATAGGACCCTTTGGAGAAACTTGTTGGAAACTTGGTGCTGTCATTCTATTGCGTTCGCTTCCAGATACAACCCGATGTCGAAGAACTTGTCACTACCGGCACCAAGCCGATGATGGCGGGAGCCGCTGGAATTGTCAGGTTCGCAGCGCCGTCAATCGTTTCTGTTCCGAACGGTACGATAGTGGAGGCAACCGCGTTGATGTTCCGGATGTAATGAATCATTCCGGTAGGGCCTTGACAGCTTGCCAAGGTGTAGTTCCCGGCGCCGAAATTGAGAATTTGATAGAGGTCTGCATCCTGCTGCTGCGGGCATACGCCGGTTCCCTGCACCGTGACCGCACCGAGGCCAGTTGTGTTGATGTAATACTGAACCGTTGTACCGGTAGATGTTGAAATCCACCACGTTCCATTATAACCGGCAGGAGTCACACCGGCGATGACGATTGTGTTTCCCAACAGGCAGTTCGCAGGAGTCGCCGCAAATGTAATGGTTGCAAAGTGCGCTGTTTGGCTTCCCGCAGTTGTCGCTACAGCGGCGAGCGCAGGAGCCACATACGTTGTTGCTGCTTGCCAGGTGGTGTTCCCGAACTTCCGTCCTAGTACTCGTTGCACCATCACGCCGATGTGGTTCATTTGGCCGTCTTGCGTGGTGTGCGTTCCATCACTAAAGATGTTTGTGTTCGTGGAGGCTCCGTCAGCGCCTATGAGCGGGTCAGACCCCACATCAACGTAGTTATCCGGCCAAGGGTAATTACGAAAAGCGGTGTTGTAGTTGTTCTTGCAGGTATCACCGGTGGTGTAGTCGGCCATGTTTAAGGGAAGACTGTAGTACCATCCGGCGTTTTTCCGCCCCCACACGAGCGCTGCCATGTTATTAAGAATTGCGTTGGCTGTTGGGATGCAACCATCATTACGTCCATACCAGGTGATGGCTACGTTCTCGCCAGCCCCGCTGCCAATCACTTTGTCTATCGTACGAGGCTCGGAGCCGATTGCTCCGATTGTGGTATTGCCGCTTCGGGATGATACGAGTCTGTCCCATGCGGGACATGCGCCTCCGGCTGTTGGTAAGTTGATTCCCGCAAAGCTACCGTTGTTGAATAAGAATCCTCCAGCGGCATTTCCCATTGAATCATCGTCCATCGCAATACGGCAGACCGTATCAGCGCTATAATTCGTCAGTAGAGCGTCGTTCGGGCAGCGCATGATAAAGCCAGCGGCAATGGCGTCGTTGCATTGGGCGATAGAGTTTTGAAAAACTTCCGCTGCTCCAAGCACGCGGTTGTAGAAAAGAACAGATTTGATGGTTCCGGTGTAGTAAGTGTTGAAGCCAGTACCTGTAGCTGAACCACATATTTGATAGGGACTGGCGTTCTGACCAGCGCTCGTAGCACTGCGCACATTGTAATACGATTCTTCAACGCCATCCATGTAGATGCGGTCGTTGGTGTCCATTGTGACGGCAGCATTGGTCCAATTCGAGCCGGTGGCGTTGTTCCCCATTGCATAGAAACTCGCCGGATTTCCGCCGATACTCTGAACGCGCCATGCGCCGACGAGCGGAGGAACCTGGGCGGAGCCGGGGATTCCAGCAGACTTACCGCTGATGAAAATCATACCGACGCTGCCCGTTGAGCCGCTCCCGTTGTTGTTGCTCAAAACTGGGGCGGCGTTGATAGTGGCTGTTTGCGCAATCGAAGTTAGCACCTGAATTGTTAAAGCAGTGTTCACACCGGCTGGAAGGATAATTGCACCGGCTCCGCCACAAGAAACACCACCCGTTCCCGCAAGGATTGTGGGCGCGGTTCCGACTGTTCCCGTGGCGTTTCGACCGTTCCCCGAATAATCTACCAATCCGGCTGCGGTTTCTGTGGGTAACGCTCTATAGTAGGCCATTAGCCCACTAGACACAACGGCTGCACCCGAGACATTACCGGGCGTGCCGGGAGTCACGGTTGCGGTTGAGGAACCCGCACCGGGGTTAAACTGACCCCCACCTTGCGCGAAAAGCCCGGTCGCCAGCAGTAAACTGAGACCCAATGTGGTTAGAAGTTTAGGCATCATAAAGCTTTGTTATCCAGTATGTGATTGTGCTAGCCCCGGGGTTGAAGATTCGTAGTCGGTCCTGATGGTCGCCAAGGTCGTATTCAGCGATAGCGCTAGAGGGAATCTGGAAGTTAGTCGCGGAAGCCGCACCCATACCAGCGTTACCGAAGCGAATATTAAATGCGCCACTGGCGATAATCGCGATTTTGGTATTGGCGCCTAGCACGATTTCCGCCGTCGAGGTGGTGGCTCCAAGCGTCGCCGACTGGTCGGTTGTGCTATCGGGGACAAAAATGCTCTGAAATGTGGCCATAGCTTATTCCTTAGTTTGGTCTACACCTGCGTGGTCAAATACTTCGAAATCGAAGCGCCCGGCCTCGAATTCCTCGTTGGCATGACGTAGCATTACGTAGGCCTCATCCAGGCGCTGCTGACGCAAGTGAGGCGGCGTCGAGGCAATCTTATGTAGCCAGTACGCCTGCCAGCACATCTTACAGCCCACCGGAGGTGGTGGCTGCTCACCCGCGATATAGTTGTGCTTGCCGCAGACAAGCTGCACCTTCGAAGGGTCGAGCACATCACTTAGAATGTCCGAGAGTTCTCTGTCCGAGTACTTCTTGGGGTCGGATTGGGCGGTAGGGCGCATTAAGCTTTCTTGATGTCAGAACCGGCCTGCTTAACGGCTGCTTCGACGGCTCCAACCTTAGCGACAGCCTTAGCGCCATACTTATAGCCGACGAAGGCGCCTCCGCCAGCGGTTACGACAACACCCGCGATAATCGCAAAAATCATTGGTTCTCCTTAAAGTTTGTGGCGAAAGGGTGCTAGAGGGGGTAGCACCCTTCGCACCACATCCAACTGCCGTTCCGTTTCACGGGAACGGAGCTGGAAGACCGCTAAAAGTAAACGGGCCCCTAGAATCGCTCCGAGGAGCAAATCCCAGTGGGCCCAAAGCGCAATCGACACCCCCACGGTCGTCGGTGCGAGTGTTGCGAGAAATGGATTAGTTTGTGCTAACGCGTTTAGTTCGACCAAGTGTCCGTACTTTCGTAGACGGCGACGCGTAAACCAACCGTCGTATAACGCCAACAGGAGCGAAGCTCCTGCGGAAATCCCCTCTACGTACACTTAGAGGGCGCTCGTAGTACCGACGCGCACCTTGCCGTGCCCACTGTAAGCGGGCTGCGCAAGCGGCGAATCATAAGCCTCGTGCTTGCCAGCGCCGTAATCGGTCGTAATCATCTGGGCGCTGCGGCTACCGGGCATGTCGACGGGCTCCCCTTCAGTGCGAGCGGTAATCGCAAGCGACCCGCCCTGGCTATGGTAGCCGTCGGAGTCACTAACGGACTGCGCATTCATCACCGCAGGGGCGCTGTGCATCTTCGAGTGAAATTTCGCTGCAACATTCATAGTTAGTTCCTTGTGTCGGGATTCTTAGCAGGAGTGGGAGTGAGGTCCGCCGAGCCAACCTGACTGCATTCTGGGGCTAGCATCGTGGGCGCAGCCGCTCCGTGACCCTTCGAGAAGTCCCGTCGGGTATCCGAAGACTGCGTAGCACTAGCGTAGGTCTCGTTTGGGCTAGCAGCGGCCTCACGAGATTTGTTTGCGAGAGATTCGTCGTAGGTCCAGGCGAGGTTGTCGACCGAGACGCCGGTTGCTCCGCGCATGTCGCCAGCGCTGGGAATGGCCTTACCGAGGTTCTCACGTTCGAACACCGTAAGATTGGCTTCGCCTACGATACGGGTGTAGTAAGTTGTCGTGGGAATTTCAAAGACGATGTCTGCGTTCGTGTCCAGGCCGCCATCGGCGCTTGGAACCCCCGTCGAACCCCCCGAAGACATCGAACCAACCTTGCCGGAGTCGCCGCTATATTGTGCTGTTCTAGGCATGTTTTCGCGCTTTCTGAGTTGAAGGACGCCAGCCGCCTTTACGCATTGTGCCGTAGACGTAGGCGTCCTTACGCTTGCCTCGCAGACCCATCTTAGCTGCGCGGGCCTGGAGTTTGCGCTCCAACTCAACTGGCATTTAGTATGCGCCGGGCGTCAGCACGCTATTGCGCAGGGCTACTTTCTCAAGTGGAACCCACGCCTGGTTAGTGTCGTCCCAGAGCCCGCCGTCTGCACGGAAAATCAACA